TGAGCGAACTGGTCTGCGCCTCGCGCGTTGCCATGGATCACCAGCTCAGGGTCGTGCTCATCGAGCACCTCGCAAAGCGTTGTCCTACTCGGCCATAGCCGAGAGCCCGTAACGATGACCTGCTTCATGACTCCCCGTAATGTTGGTCGGTAAAAGAAGCCCCCACCGGGCGTCAACACGATGGGGGCTGGTCAAGCCCGCCTAGGCGGCATATAGCCGGTACCTTAGCGGCGGATTAGAGGTGGAAGGGCTTTACGTACCCAACCTTGGTTTAGGTCCTTCAGTCACCCAGGCGAGGAGGACTCAGATCACGGTTCCCACGTAGCCAGGGAACTTGGGGAACAGACGGTCCGTTTTACTCTACGGTTCCCAGAGAGAGCGGCCACTAACGGCAGGTCGCTTGTCGCCCGGAGCCGCAATAACCCATGCTCCACGTAGGGGATCCATTCGCAGCATGGACCTCGCTGGCCGCGCACTCACCAGAGATTCCCGGTTACCCGTCGAGAAGTTGGAGAGCACTTGGTTAGATGGGGCCCCCGTAGGCCGGGGGGGGGACAGCTCGTACGGGAGCCCCAAGTTGGCGGGCTACTAGTGGCTTTCGGCGCTCACTTGCGTCTTAGGCTTTCGCCCAAAGCGACTTACGTCGAGACTTATCTTACTTGCCAAGTTCGCCCATGATTGGCCGGGGCTGGCTGCGGGATCCTAGGCCGCTAAGGAGGCGCTATCCTCCGCCAGTCCCGATGAACTTCACTCCGCCGCTGCGGAAACGGCGCTCAGATACTCCGGGCCGTTCTCCGCGATCAGGCTCAGAGCCTTGGGCGAGCACACCTTCAAGAACTTCCGCTGGCGCTCCTGCGTGGCGTCGATGTACTCGATCGCCTTCATCGCCTGTTGCAGGGGCTTGCCCGAGAGAGACTCCAGAACCTTCAGCGGGCTACGCTCGAAGGCCTTGCTCGGCGCTGCGCTGTCGCCTTCACCCGCAACCACCGTCGGCTCGCCGAAACCGCTTTCACCATCACTCATGATCGAACTCCTTTAGAGCTTTCGTCGGCTCGCGATTCGCGTCGCCGCCTGATGTGATGAATGTAGCTATCCGGAACGTCATCGTCAACCATTATCCGTAGCGCCAGGGATATCTTTTTCGAAGATGCGAACCATGCTAGCGGCCCACTCGCCAGACAGGTTGCCAACATGGGCGGCGAGCCAGAACGGGTTGTTGAGATCCGTCTCTTCGATCTTCGTCTCCGGGTAGCCCAGCGCCTCGTAATCGACGTCTCCAGCCCGGATGGCCTCTATCTTGGCGGCGCGCCCCTCAGCCGGGAGCTCCAACCCATCGGCGTAGCCGGTGCCGTTGCATTCCTCGCAAGAGTACCAAGGCTCATCGGAAACCCCGATGCCGCCGCAGCAGGCGCAGACCTCCTGGCACCAGGCGCAGCGACCCTCACCGCCGCACGTACAGCGCCCGGTGGGGTGTAGCGGGTCCGGAGGGAGGCTCGACGCCATCCCGAATGACGGGTCCTCCTTACGGAGCGCCTTCATCATCTTCTGAGCAAAACGGCGATCGCAAGCCAGCGCGTCTGTGCAAAGCCAGCTTACCCCATACGAAAGCAATGCGCTCTCGTTCTCCCCGCACACCCCACACACCTTGGGGCCTCGGTTGTCGAGCGGGAATTGCTGCGCCAGCGGGTGATCGGGCGAGAGCTGGTAGATGCGCACCGTGCCGTCTCCACCCGTCACCTGCAGATCGGCCGTTGGGTGCTCGGGAATGTCGCTGCCCAGCGTCCACCCGCCGAACTCGCCCTTGAAGCTCTTCTCGTCGCTCATGCCTTATCTCCTAGAAAGAGGAACGCGCCCGACTGGCAGGCGCGTTTCCGGGTCCATGGCTCAGCCGAGCGGCGCTTCGGCGGCCGTCGGTGCTGGCGCTTCGGGTGGTGGCGGAGCCTCCGTCGGCGTCCTCCCCTCTTCGTCCTCGATCTTGTTCACCAGCGGCTCCAGCTCCTCCAGGGCGCTCGCTGCGGCCGCCAGCGCTGCCCCGGCTACCGTCATGTACGATTCAGCGGCGCTGATGACATAGGTGCACTTCGGCGTGACGCCCTTTTTGAGGTAGCCGCTGGCCATCTCGCCGAACTCCTTCGAGCGCCGCGCGAGCTTATCCGACATGAGCTTGGTCTCTTGCTTGACCTCACGAACCAGGAGGAAGGGCTTCGGCATGTCGTCCATCAAGCCGAGCACATTCGCGAGCAGCCTCTTTATTATCTTCTTCTTTGCCGCCGGCTCGTTGCCGGCATCCACCTCTTCGTCGATCTTCTTCCGAGCGTTGGCGCGACCCTCCGAAGTGGTAAGGTCAAAGTCCACGTCACTCAGTTTCATGTCCCCGAACAGCATTGGTTTTCTCCGTCTAGTTGGGCTTGCCGCCCATCATTGTTGCGATGAGTTTCTCGACAGCTTCCCTCGACTCGTTCTTGCGAGGATGGGGAATGGCCTTGCCATCACCGTAGGCGTCGCGCTTTGCCTGCTTGCAGACGTCGCAAACACCGCACCCGGTCTCGGCCGTGACGACATCCTTTAGCCGCTTGGGCATGGTCTCGAATTGCTCGATGAATTCCTTGACCAACATCTCCAGCGCAAGGATCAGGTGAGGGAGCTCGATGCAATTGGAGCCGGTGACCTCTATCACCTGGTCCTTTGCCTCCCTCACCATGACGTAGCGCATGGCGTTTATGATGACGTTCATCTTGTGTTCGTATGATGGCAACTCGTCGAGCTGCGAGCGGACGGCAACCAGCACAGCCTCTGAGTCTTCGGACCATGCTGGTTTCTGCTCTTGTTCGGACATTGCTTTCCCCCTCTTGCGCCGTGGCGCCTTGGGTTACTTCTCGTAATAGTTGATGAGCGACTTCCGGGCGGCGAAGATGATGTCCCGAGCACCGGGCGTGCACATGTCGAGGATCTTCGAGATCTGATCTTCGAGCGAAGCGATTCGCTCCATCGCATACGTTGCTCTTGCCGCATCATGGGGCATCGACAGCAGCACCTCTTGCACGCTGCGCTTGCCTCGACCATCGGACACTCCCTTTGGCGTCCTGTCGCGGGGAACGCTGACGACAGCGCTTTGGCGAGGCACGGAGCCGAACGTCTCTTCGTTGTCTTCCGGGCGTGGCGAGCGGAGGTTGCGCTGGGTGGTGACCTTCTTCTGGCCCTTGACGGGCTCGTGTCGCATGAACGCATCTCTCGGCGGGCGGGGCATTGGGTAAACTCCTTGGCAGTCCCGAGGCCCCAAGACATGGGGCCTCCTGTGGATATATCTTATCCATAACTGCCGTCCCGCGCAATCTCGCCGAACAAGATTCGCCAAGTGTACCGCCTTGGTCTTCACCCAAACCCGGGCAGTTCTCTTGGGGCCAGCCAGAGCTCCTCCGTAGCCCTGATAACTTCCATCTCGTATCGAGCCTGCTGACCACTGGTTGTCAGCACCGGATCCAGCCGAGATCCCTGGTCCTCTTCATCCTCCGCCCACCAGCATAGCCCGGTGTTTGGCGACACCAGCACTACCACCCGATCGGAGCAACCTCCGTTTCTGCGCTGGGTCCTGCCATCGTCAAAGACGCTGGAATCAGCCTCCTTTAGCGTGCGACACAATGGACCGTACCCGCGCACGAGTCCGAATGAGCCGTAGTAATACCCACATGCACGGCTTGCCATGTCCCTCCTGTCCACCAGGGCACCTTACCCCGGGATAGCTTCCCCCCTGCGTCGCGGTGAACGGCTAGCTACAGCGCGAGCTGTGACAGCCGGCGCTCTATCTCTTGGAGCGCGGCAATGGCCGTTCCAATGAGCTCGCCGATTCCCCCTGAAGTCTTGGATGGTCGCTGCGGGCTTGGTGCTGGAGAGCTCCCCTTAGCGCCTGACCGGATGTTGTATATGTACCCAACCGCGAGCTTCATTCCCTGCTGCTTGGCAAGCTTCACAATCTCTTCGTTGCTGAAGCCGAGGTGTGAGCGGACGAAAGCAGCCTTGCTTGAGCTGCGGGGGCCCATGGACCCGCGACCAACCTTCTTCTTGGTGCCCCTCTTCTTGGCTGTTCTCTTGGCAGCGGTCCTAGAGGCCTTCTTGTCGGCAATCAGCCACTTATTGAGCGTGCTGCGAGAATACCCCATCTCTTTACCGACAATCTCCAGGGCCTTCTTCCTCTCCTCGCCAGCCTCGATAAGGGCCGTCGCCCGCGCGACCGCAATCTCTCTCTGCTCGCTACTGGACTTCGGTGCCTTCTTCTTCGCCACCGATTCAGGCTCCGTCTCTGGTTGTGCCTCTGGTGGCGCAACCTGCACCGAGGGAACCTCTCTCGGTTGAGAGACCGCCCTCAGTGCGGGTGGCTGGCGCTTCACTACTCCTGGCGCGATCCGCACTATCCTGCTCGGCGCGATGCTCGCCTCGAATGGTCGATGCTTGAGTGATTCTGCCATGGTTCATTAGGTAACCTTCCCAGGGGCACCTGTATCCACGCCCCTGAGGGCGAGGCTTACCATCCGACCATCACGCCACGCAACATTCACTCTTCACCCCTGCGTCATTCTGTGACACTGTCTCCCACATGTGGTCACTTGCAGCCGTCGAGGGGATACGAGTAGCAACGGTGCCCAGTGCAGACCAGGCAGTACCACCCGTCGCAGCTCACTGCTCGAATCTCCTCGAATGTGCCCACCGAGCAAGCGTTGCCGGACTCGGTTGTTTCCCGGTTGGGAGTGTCACCACACCCGACCATCGCCAGCACCGCCAGTAATATCCGTGCCGTCATGGAACGTACTAATACGAGACGTTATCCGTGCGGTCAAGGATAATCCGCTCCTCTAGCTCGATATCTTGCGCAAGCTCCAGCAATCGGGCGACATCACGCGGGACGTCTCGCCGCTTGCCACGGTACTCCAGCCCGTCCACGCGGCGACGGTACTGCTCGAAGCTGTAATTCCCCATTGCCCACCACTCCCCCCGGGGTGCCCGTCATGTGACAACCCCGGACGTGGCAACTTGCCCGATGCACTCACGCCACGCAATGGCAAAAAGCGACGGGGTGCAACCAAACGGTGCACCCCGTGGGTGATAGAGCATCTTGTGGATAACCGATGGACCAGCTTGACGTCAGCCCTCTTCTGGCGGTTGGTTCGGGTCGGCGCCGATAGCGAGAAGAGCCTGGCAGATCTGCTTGCGATTGTTGATGCAGAAGTCTTGCCGCCTGGCAAGCGTCTCAGCTTCACCCCTGATTCGCTCCAGCTCGCGATCGAAGTATGCGCGGCGCTCGACTAGCACCCGCACGGCTTCATCGTTGTCGACTGTTTTGGGCTCCCCCATATCTGGACTCCTTTTCTAGTGCTCCAAGGCACTCCGGTTGGCGATGGTAGTAACGAGACGTTGGAGACAGGACGGCCCGGCTCCAGCACGCCCGGCATGGTGTAACCAGAGGATACGCGAGAACGCGCACTACACGCCAGCCAGGACAGCCTGGCCTACAGGGCATGGTCGGCTTGATCATGGGAAGCGCCGTTTCTCGATATACTCGGCGATCAGGGTGTCGCCCCGCCCGCGGAACCACGCGCAGATAAGGCCGGCGTCGTTGTAGCCCAGCCCTTCCACCAGCGCGTCGAGCTTGGCGCCTGATCCGTCCTGAGTGCTCGTGTAAAGGTTGACGATCTTGGTAACCGTAACGTTCAGGTGATCGGGTAGGTTCATGGGAACGGTAGCTCCTACCCCTCGTAAGCGTGATATTGGTCCTGGGTAACCGAGTCCGTAACGCAACCATACCAGTTGGTTGCCGCGTTGCTGGGCTCGGGGCGTAGCTTCAGCTGAAGCGCGTCCGCTGCAGCGAAGTGAGCATCGCTTGCCGCATGGTCGTACGGCACGATCAGACGTTGCCCTGTTCGGAGGTCAGTGGCAATGATGCGACTCCCGCGGGAGTCGGTTGGGCCCTTGTAGCGCGTTCGAATGATTCTCAGCATTGGGTAATCTCCTATCGTTGGCTATCGTCGCGGCGCACGACCGGGGTTATGCGCCGGGCGATGGTCAACGGACTCGGAGCTTGCCCAGCAAGTCGAGACACCGATCGGCTTGACGCTGGATCTCGGCGTTCAGGTCGTCCAGTGCCTCTTGTCGCAAGCCGTGTTCCTCGATGCATTCCTGAACTTGCTTGTCAACGTTGGCGCCGCTACCCGGCTCGAACGAGCATGCTCCGAGCCCAGCCGTCCCCACGATACCTTCCCAGGTGGCCGTTACTTTGACGTAGCACCACGCCTCGATGAAACCCCGATCGAGGCTGGCCAGTATCTCGTCTTCACATTGCTTATCGAATGCAGGGTCGTCAGAGGCTATTGCGTTACCCCTGACCTCTAGTTCGTCCTGTTCGACGCTCACCTCGAACGAGACCTCCGAGGCTTGGAGCTTGCGGATCTTGAGAGCTTTCATCGGGTAACCTTTCGTTTGACGTAACGGATCGTGCGTCCAATGGCAAAGCAGACGCGATAGAGGGCTCGATGCCAAGCCTCGATGCACCACGCAATGGCTTGGCAGAACATCTCGGTGAATAAGTCGACCGCGATAATGAGCCCTGCAACCAGCAACGGGATTAGCGCCAGCATGACTAGTGCGGCCGCGATTGCTACGACCAACCACATTAGTCGTTCTCCGGATATTCGCCGCGTTGCTCCGAGATCTCGCAGTACTGAGCGCCTAGATCGGCCGGCTTGCGAAAGTAGTAGATACCATCGGACCGGAGCGCCGCCTTAGCGCGCTTCAACTCGCGACCAGACAACTGGTCCTCGAATACCGCCAGCACGCAAGCGATAGCGTCGTCTCGTGTCCGAGCCGTGCCTTGGTTGTCATAGAGGCAACCCGACATGCCGGAACCGTAACTGTAATGTGTGGCCTCGTACACAAGCACCGAGTAACGGTGCTCGGAGTCGATATAGACTTCCACGGGAACGTTCAGAGTGGCGCATGAGTCAGTCTCCTGAAGCATCTCCAGTACCGACTCCGGATCGAGCACCTTGCCCGGACACTGCCAAAGCTCGCGCGCCATTGCATTCCACTCAGTGGCCCGCTTTTCTTTCATGACACACAACGCGCTATAGACGCTATAGGGCTCGCCTTCCGCATTGAGAGCAAGGTCCGAGCGATCGTAGGGCTCGCCTTCGGCAAGAAAGAACTCTGGAGAGAATGAGAGAGAGAACGACATGGGGTGACTCCTAGTGGTTGGGTAACGACCAGTGTTGTTGGCCACCTTAGCGGCCAACTGCAACGGACGTTAACGGGTGATATCGACCACGGGCCCATCGTCGTAGTGCCGTTCGGCAAGCTCCGAGATGAAAGACTTCAGCTCAGCACGAGTCGGATCTTCGAGGGTAATGCACCACTCATCCGAGCCGATGTAGCAATCCTCGCATTCGGTAAGATCAGCGAATGCCTGCTGCTCAGCGTCCCAATAGGGTTGCATCGCATCGGAGTCTGACCAGTCAATGTCGTCCGGGATAGGCCAGGCCAGGCCTAGTTCCTCGCATGTCTCAGCCATCAGTTCATCGAGCAACGGGTCGCGCTTGTCAGCACCGTTGCCCTTCTTATGAACGAGTCCGGGCGCGTGTTCGCACAACCAGTCCGCCGCCTCTTCTAAGGCGTCCTCTAGGTGGCCCCACACGAGCAGATGGATCGGGCTGTGCCCGAACGAGAGAACGAAGCGGTGTTCTTTCCAGTCCCGTTCTGACGGGTTAACGATTGTGAGCGGTGCATGCATGATGGGTAACCTTTGGTTGCTGGTGTTCAGGCTCGCTAGCGCCGATGGTACGACGCTAGCTGGCCCGGACGCTAGCGGCTCAGATCCATTCGAATCCGAGGATGCTCAGCACACAAGAGCACCACGACCCAGCGTCCTCTGACGGGCAACCGTCACCACGACACGAGCCGTCGCCCGGACACTCGTCGCTGTGTTCGCCGGCTTCCCAGGTCGCCAGCTGTGTTTCCAGCTGGCGCCAAAGCTCCGATGCATTGAGAGCATCGTTCCCAATGAATGGATCGTTGCCGAATTCAAACTTGCCGGTATCGGCGCACACCGCGTCGAACGCGCGCCTGAAGTCAGTCTCGATAGGCATAACGCCATAGGACATGCTGGTGTGGGCGCGGCACGGCGAACCGTGCTTGCGATACTCGCGAGCGTAGGAGGCGAGCGCGCTATCAGACGGGCGGGAATAGAGCTTGCGGGGCATTGGGTAACTCCTGGTTGGTTGCTTGCGGGCAGACTCCCGAGCATGCCTTGCGGCACGATCGGTGGTACGACCGTTAGCGCGACACCTCGACGCAAACCTTCCCGTCGATCACGACCATGCGACCGTCGGGCAGATGCTCGACACGAGTCGAGCCCTTGGCGTAGGTACACACCAACTGGCGTTCGGCGATGATCTTGTCAGCGGTCGTCTTGTGAACCTTGCCCCGATGCAAGGTCTCAGCATGGGCGCTAGTGGCCAGCGCCAGCACGATGGTAGCGATGATGGCGATGATGATGGCAGCGGCGATGTCTCGAATGAGGCGATCCATGGGCTTATGACTCCTAGTAATGACAGTGGGCGTGAGTTGGCCTTAGCCGGCGTAGTTGGCGCCGTAGGGATAGCCGGCGGCGGCATTCGAGGCGATGCGGGCGCGCTTGGTTGCTTCCCTGGCCGCACGGCGCTTGGCAAGGCTGAGCAACTCGATGCGAACCGAGTAGATGGCACGAGACTCGGTGTCGATCGCGGTGCGGGCCAGCATGCTGAGGGTGCGACCGCGACGAATGAAGGCAACGGCGTTCATGGGTAACTTCCTGGTGTGGGTTGGCCGATAGTGGCCAGCTCGATGCGCCGTTGGTTGTCCAGCGGCGCACTAGAGCCGGACGCTAGGGCTCAGATGGTGAGTGCCTCGATGCAAGCGATGCGACGGGCCGCCTCACGCAAGATGGCAATGACTTGAGCCGAGCCATCGCCATCCGGGCCTACCTCGGCGTCGTACGCGGCGACCAACGCCAGCACGGCCTGAGAGGTGTAGGTCGCGTTGCTGCCGAAGGTCAGCTTGCGAGCTTGCGCCACCACGTCATCGCCCGGCTCTTCTAGCGCTTCGTTGGCGCACTCGATCACCTGCTCGCCAGTGGCCGGCGTGTCGTAGACGACGCCTTCGAAGCTCCAATCGCCATCGGTGAGCACGACACCAGAGAGAACGCCATCGAACGCAACGGGCTTGGACATGGGCTTGACCTCGGGGTAACGCGGCGACCGATGCGGCGCCGTCACCAGTCAAGCTAGCACCAGCCGTTATCCACGCCAGCACGGTTAGCGCGATAGCTCGCCATAACGGGACGCCGAACGTCTTTCGGCCTGCCATGCGTCGCGATATGAGTTATCCGTACGCCAGCGATATGTCCCATCGCAGCTCGCATGCCAGTCGGCAGCGATAGCCTGCCCGCCGGTCTAATCTCGGGAGGCAGGGCTACCTCTAAACGCCTAGCCCTACGCCAACGGAGCTCAGAAGGCCTCTGTTCTCAGCCGTTGTATCGCCTCGACTTATCCGTAGCGCTAAGCCAGGCGACACCGAAGGGGTCCGAGGCGCTTTCGGGCACCCGCGTGCGGGAGGGTACAGGCAGGGTCGGGGCCGAGCCTGCCTCGGGGGGCCGGGCAGGCCGAATTTCAAGTCGACTGGTTTAAGTCATATCCGTGGGCCATGGATAACACGGAGAGGAACACCCATCGTCTAACCCATCGACTTCCCCCAAGGGATTGGGTGAAGTCTTCCCCTCTGCTCTTAGGGGGAGCCGTTAGACGACTTCTAGGGAGGACCAGTAGTGGGGTAGAGCCAGCTGGGGGACGAAAGGAGCTCCCTTGCCCAAGGTGCCCTGCGTGGACGCTCTGATATAAAGGAGCGATTAGCGACCCAAGCCGTCTGCTTGCGTTTGGATATCGGCAGCGATATCCTACTGGCCCCCGGCGCTGTTCGACTCGCCAGCTCGCCTCCAGCTCCGGGGATACCTAAGGGGAACGCTATAGGCAACCGCGTTTTTATGCAAGAAAAAACGCAAAAGCACCAATGGTTCCCCACACTTGACCCCCACTCCCAATCAGGAGTCCAACTAGGACTTTAGTTACAACTAAGCCTTTAGTTTTGGCGGGTGGATCCAGTTGAGATGGCGGTACGTGTAGCCCTTCTGAGCGTTCCAGATGACGATGTACGGCACCTGGTAAAGCGTCGACCATTGCCTAGTCGTCAGCCTTTCTTCGTTGCGACGGAGCCTGATAACGGCCTCGTCTGAGAGGCTTCTTCTGCCCTTGGCTTTGACTGGGCACTTGAGCTCGATTCCGTCTTCAGTGCGGTTGTAGGCCGTCTCCACGGCTGTCTCGGCCGCATTCTCTCCTGCTTGTACGCATTGAACGCCTCGTCCGGATCCTCCGTGCGCCGGTACAGCGCCATGAACCGATCCCACTTCGCGAACGCCCGCTTCTTCCGCTTTGCCATTGTGGTTAGCCATTATCCATGGCATTATACCTAACGTAAACGGTGCTGACGAAGAAAACGCAGCCCTTGCCGAGCGCGGATTACGCCAATGATTCGCGCCGCTTGGTCAACGCTGAACGGAACACGCTCCCCTTCTCTGCCGAGTGTACCCAGGCTCCATCGCTCGATGCCCAGCTCGCGGCAGACCTCTTCTACCTTACCCGTGCTCGTCCCGAGCCACCGAGCGAGGTGCGTAGCGTAGATGCCGATAGGCCTCGTCTTCCTGTGATTCATAACGCCTTCTTCGTTCCTGGGAAGGTTCCCAGCTTGAACGAGTTGTTAGATGCGCGCGGGCGCAGCACTCCGCGGGTCGCCTCTATCATTATGAGGCACCTCCCGAAGAAGGGCAAAGCCCCCGGTATCCGGCATGATGCCTACAACGACATCAAACAGGAATGGAAGAGACGAACAATCGGCGCCATCGGCGCTCCTTTCGTCCGGGTGAAGCACGCTTACTTTGGTTACGTGATCATCGAGAGCGAGAGAAGGCGCGACCCGAGCAACATCTGCGCTACCGCTATCAAGTTCATTGAGGACGGCATCGTTGAAGCGGGCGTGATGCCCAACGATGGGTGGGGGAACGTCTTGGGCATACGTGTTCACTGGCTTCATCGGGAGAAACATCGCCCTGGAATCTACGTCGTGATGTCCGATGTTCGGCTCACGGAAGAGCAACTCGAAGCGGAATACGAAGACGCTCACTTCATGGCTACCGTTTGATGGACGACGTCAACCATCCAAAGCACTACACGAGCCATCCGACGGGCGTTGAGTGCGTCGACATAGCAGAGCACCTGTCTTTCAACCTCGGGAACGCCATGAAGTACATCTGGCGAGCTGGGTTGAAGACTCCGGACGCCATCAAGGATCTCAAAAAGGCCGAATGGTACGTCCAACGCGAGATCAAAAGGCTTGGGAAGCTCCATGGTCAAGTCGATTACTCAGAAAAACAACGAGAAGTTGGTCAAACAGTCGCTGACGGAGCTCGAAAAGCTTCGGGATGAGCTTCCAACTGACCTCTTGAGGGCCGCTGAGGACCGAGTTCTCAAGCAATCGCTCGCCGTTCTCGAAGGAATCGTCGACTTCGCCGAGTTGGGCTTCGATGAGAAGGGCCAAGTTGACGAAAACCAGATTCCCTTCGCCTGGCACCAGCTCTCTGACCATGAAAAGGCGCGAAAGATTCGCCTTGCTCGCTTCGGAATGATGCCTTCCGCCGATATTCCTCACGGAGCGAAGGTTGCGCACGCCGCAGCCATCGGAATCATCAAGGCGAGAGCCACTGAGAAGTCGGGAACGCGGGTTTTGAACCTCGAAGTGTCGAGTTTCCCTGCTCCGGCCCCTCTCACGCAAGGAAACGAGGTGGTCGATGCCGAATTCGAAGTCGTCGACATCGAGTGAGGACGAGCTGGAGCTCAATTCGAGCCTTCTCTTCCACCTTCTCTCCTTCATCCACCGCGACACGGGCCAATACACGACCCTTGCCGGCTACCAAACGAGTGTAGACGAGGCGGTGAAGGTGATTGGTCAAGAAAGGGCCGAGCTCAGGGCCCTCCGTCGCACCAGAAAGCTCCGCAATGAGTGAACCACCGCCGAAACTCGGTACCTATCTCCGCCACAAGCAGACCGGCGATGCCGCCAAGGTTGTCTTGCATGAGGGGAAGATGGCCATCAAGCCCGATCTGCCGGGCTCGCCTGTCTTCTACCCCATCAGCCGCCACATCGAGTTCCAGGTCGAGGAACACCCCACCAAGTTGCCTCCGGGCAGCTGGGCACGGGTTGCCTACGATGCTCACCGCGCGCTCTGTGAGGTTCATCCCGAGTTCAAACGGCAGCCCGAGTGGAATAGCCTCCATCCTCAGCTGAAAGCTGCCTGGATCGAGCGTCGAGCCAAGTTCGACAACGTTCTCCAGCTGGAGCTGTACAACCTCATCGTCGACTTCTTGGACAAGAAGACATGAGCCACAACCCCAAGTGGCTTCCCTTTCTTCCCGATGGTCGAGCTTGGGAGTTCGTTTCCTATAAGGGCCGTTGGCTTGGTGGCGTAGCCAGGGCATATCATGGCTGCTTTATAGCGACCAAGTTTTGCTGCGGCGGGATGCGAGAGTTCCCCTTCATGTCTGACGCCGCCCGGTACGTTGAGACCACTCTCCATTGCACGGAGTGCAAACGCTCATGCCTGGCGCCCGCGTCGAACTAGCCAACCCGAACACCTATGCCTCGCCCACCGAGTACATCGAGCAACACCTTGCCCCGATCGTTGCCGAGCTACATCGAGTCACCAATGAGCTCATCGCGCCTGGTTCCTCTTCAGGCGAAGAGTGGTCAATGGATATGGTGCCGAGTGTCCGCGGAGCCTTTTCTCCGCTGGATCGGCGTCTCGACGAGACACCAAAACATGTCGTGTTTGACGGTGCCACATATCAGTCGATTCCGAAGGAGCTTCTTCGTCGGAAGCAACTGAAGGTCCAGCTATCAGCCATCGTGTACGTCAAAGGCAGAGGCGATGTTCTCTTCCGTCTCGTCCGCGATGACGGCCAGGTCGTGGCGAACAGTCACATGAACTCGTGCTCCACCGAGCCCGAAACGATAACGCGAGCGCTTCCCTTCAGCGATGCGCCGAATGCTGTTGCACCGAAACAACATACGTACATCATTGAGGGCAAGGGACTCGACGCAGCCGCCATTCCGGTGTGCCGGCGTTTTTCGATGTCCTTCATCTATGTGTGATGTTCATCGCGGTTGTCGTTGGATGTCTGATCGCCTTCGTGATCCTCTGTTGGATTATGTGGGATGAGATTGAGCGCGTCGTTCGCTGGCAACGCAAGCAACACGACCGCATCAGCAAGCTCGAAGTGCATGAGCGCGACCAGGACAACATGCTGATGTCCCATGACTCGCGCCTAGATCGCCAGCACACGTCGCTCCGGATGATTCGGGGTGACCTCAAGGAGCTCGGCAAAGACGTTGGTTGGGGCGATGACAGGACCAAGACGAAGGCCCTTCCGCCCGATGACGAGCCTCCGCCCGATGCGGCTTAATCGATGACAGCTACGACTGCGATACCGAGAAGCGCCAACTACACGCCGTCCGTGTGGGGATCGAAGTTTCATGCAAGACGAGAACAAGAAGTATTCGGAGCAGGAGCAGCTGGACCAGGAAAGGCTCTCTCAATCGAGACGCTGGTCCCAACTCCTAGAGGGCTTACCAGGCTGGAGGATGTACGGCCCGGGGATAGCGTTTTCGGCATCACCGGAGAGCAAGTTGAAGTCCTTGCATCAACTACTGTCCAGCTCGACCGACCCTGTTACGAGCTCACAGTCCACGGCCAAACCATCGTCGCAGACGCCGAACATGAATGGGTAACGACTGGTGACCATCGATTCGCCATCAAGACGACTCGGGAGATTGCGGATTCGGTCTTCACTATCTCCCTCCCGGCGGCTGGCATTGCGGACTTCGGCCCAGCCAAGCCGCTTGTCGTCGACCCCTATGTGCTTGGCGTCTGCCTCGTCAAAGGGCAGCCCAAGGATAGGAGCAAGTTCACCGGATGGGACCTTGAGCTCTACTCGCTCATGCGGCAAGTCGGTTACACTCTCGACGAGGTCTCCTTTAGGGTTAGCCGGATTAGAGAGCGCCGAGATGACATTAACCGCCTTATCCCAGAACGTAATCGTCGCATTCCTTGGGAGTATCTGTCTGGCTCTTTTAATCAACGAATGGCTCTCGTTGAAGGTATCATGGACGGAGCTGACGGTACGGGGCCAACTGTTGACGAGCCTGATCTTCCTTTCCTTGCTGACTTTCTTGCTCTTTGCGCTTCAGTGGGTCTTGGTCCTCAGCTTCGCAAGGGCTATCGAAACGGACATGGAGTTGGACACTACGTCTACATCCAGAGCCGACAGTATCGATGCTCTCGACGACATGCCGGTCAACCTCACCAGAAGAAAGAGCGAATCCGTTACGAGATAGGAAACATCCGGCGGTGCCCGTCAGTTCCCGTCAAGTGCATCCAGGTGCAAGGCGGAACGTACTGCGTGACTCCTGCCTTTATCCCCACGCACAACTCGATGGTGCTGCTTGCCGACCCGCTGGAGCAGGTCTGGGTCGAGCAGCTGCGGTGCATGCAGGATGAGACGAAGATCCCGGCTGAGTTCCCCGAGGATATTCGCCAAGCCATCCTCAACAATCCTCTGCGTTGGGGGTACTCGGAAGGTTGGGCTCTTCACCTCCGCCGAACGCTGACACGCCTCGGAGAGACGATCGAACGTGCTCACCGCATGTTCCCTCTCATCGACCCTGACGTCGATTGGAACGAGAAGAAGAGCATCTTCACCTTCTCCAGCGGCTTCAAGTACCAGTTCGGCCACTGCAAAGACCGCAACGACCACACCAATTACTTGGGCCAGCAGTACAGCTGGGTCGGCTTCGATGAGCTGATCGAGTTCCTGGAGAAGCAGTACCACGCCATCTGCGCTCGTTGCCGCTCCGGTGACAAGGTGCTGATGAAGATGCTCAAGCGCCGCGCGATGAGCAACCCGAAGCTCTCCGACGCCAAGGGTGAAAGCGTTGAAGTCGATGACCCCATGTGGGTACGTCGTTACTTCGTCGACCCGGCTCCCGAGGGCAACAAGATCCTCCGGCGCAAGATTAAGCTCAAGGACGGCTCAATCGAGAACTGGGACAAGCTCTTCCTTCCCGCAACTCTCTACGACAACCCAGACAAGGACTTCGTCCGTCAGTATGAGATTGAGTTACGTAGTCGACCTAAGCACATCCAGGATGCTTACCTACACGGCAAGTGGGACAGCGTTGTCGGTTCCTACTTCGAGCACTCTTACAATCCAGACATCCATCGCTGCCGACCCTTCAAGATCCCCCAACACTGGCCCATCTTTCGAAGCCTCGATTGGGGATATGTTTCTGAGGGCTGCCTTGGCTACTACGCCTTGGACCCTGCGTTAGACATTCTCTACAAGTTCTGGGACTGCGTCTTCAAACGCAAGAAGGTGGAGCAGGTAGTTGCCACCATCATCAAGCCCTTCGAGAACGCCAACAAGCTTTGGAATCCCTTCAGCGGGTCCATGGTCTACGGCCCCGCAGACACACAGATCTGGGAAGAAAGAGGAGAGAGCGCCCTTTCAAAATATCAAGAGTTCGTGCAGAATGGAGTTGACTGGTGCTACGCGGACAAGCGCTCGCGCGAAGACAACGCGCAGAGAGTGCATGAGCGTCTAGTTGCCCACGAGAACTTCAGCAGGCCGCCCAAGCTGATCTTCTTCGAGAACTGCAAGAGCTCCTATCAGGTGGTCTCTGCAATGCAGACGGACCCGAACAAGCCAACCGAGCCGATGAAGGGTGGCTTCGATCATCCGTACGACGAGACGTCCTATGCGTGCGCGTACATCCAAGGTCGCGTCATCGATCCCCCCAACTACAAGGGCCGAGTCGTCGAGAAAGACGAAGACGAGTCTCCAGACGTAAGTCGTGGCTCGTTCGGTTACTGGCAAGGCTAATGGCTACAAGGACTCGACAGGAGCGCCTTGAGGAAGCCGCCAGAGATTCGCTGACCCTCTGTCTCATGGCTTACATGGGCAACTGTGGCGAGCGCCAGGCCTTGAGGGGAAT